TACTTATCATAGATGTACTTGTAGTTGTTATCAAATACAGCGTATGAACTTGATGTTAGTTGATCGAAGAAGTCAACAGTACGATCAACGATTTGGCGAGTTGTTGGAACCCCAATCACGTCACTGCGTGGAGGTGAAACAAATGCCATGCAATCTTTACGAGTTGCAGCAATGTCAATTATCTTCTGTGCTTTTGCAAGAGTATCGAGTTCATTGCTCATGGATGGTCCCATGAGTAGGTAATCAACTTCTTGTGTTTCAGCGTCACTTACTAGATCATAAGCACTCAAAACTTTATCACGAGTTAGAGTGTAACCATCTACACCACCCTGTAGTGAATACTTCAGAGTAGACTGACCCTTAGTATTGAGCATTTGTACAGCGGATGTTGCACCCCCTGTAGGATTGTCAATATCATAGATTGCAGCAGAAGATTTGAATAAATCAAAGTCTGTGTTAACACCAGTGCGTCCAATACTTCCGTTAGCACTACCATCTTTATCGAATAGTGCTGAAGTTTCATGTGAACCCCAGTAGATATAAGAAGAATTATTCTTAACTACATCCTTGTAGTAAAGTGCTTCTCCTTGTGGTCCTTTAGCGTCAGTTGCCTTAGAGACATTCATGAATTTCTCAAGAACACTACCTGGTGTACCAGTTAGTTTTCCGTCTCCATCAATGACTAGGATGTGGAATAAGTCATGACGACCACCACGATCTAATACCCACTGTGAACTTGTAGGACGTGAAGCAACGTTCACCCAAAGTTGACCAGGTGAATATTCTCTTTCTGAATATGCATCTGCTTGGTTACTAATAGTTACAGAAGCACTGTTAGCATCGCTAACTGTCTGGTTAGATAAGAAACGTGGTGAACCAGTATTCAAAGATACGTATAAACGACGTTGAATGTTCTCGATCTCTCCAGAGTCACCAGTTGCACTACCAGCAGAACCAGAGTTATTTGCTAGTTCAGTAATTGCATCGTTAACTTCAAATACATCAGATGAACTAGAGTCGATTGTGATCTCTAACTTACGAGTCTTACGATCCCAAGCAACAACACGTCCAGTTACGTTACCAGAGTTAGCAGTAAAGAAATTATCTGCTGCCCAGTCACCAACTAGAGTTGAACCAGTCTTAAGAGTTAGAACTACATTGTAGTGATAAACCTTAGCATAAGTGTTTGCTGCAGAGTATGCAACTTCAGCACCATTTGTAAACGCCCACTCAGTAGTAGGAGGTTGTGAACAATAGATGATCTGATCAGCACCAACGTCAGTAGTAACAACACGAAGAGAGTTACCATAAATTCCTGGGTTACGTGCTCCCCACTTCCAGTTGTTAGTGGCGGTTTCTACAGTAGCCTCATAGGAGGAAAGATTTTTAACTAATGGTGGAGTAATACCTGTTGAGGTTTGCTCGTTAATAGTTGTCTTGTTTGTGGTTACTGTCTGAATAGTAACGGTAGAACCATTAGTATGTGCAGCAGCAGTTGAACCAAGTTGTGCACGAGTAACAGTTAGGTCGTTACCAGCAACACCAGTGATTCTTAAGAACTCATCATCAATTCTGATGTAGTCGTTAGTTGATGCACCAAGAGAAGCAGCAGATGTAACTGTTAGTGTTACGTCACTATCTGAAAAAGTACCACCTTCATTAATTGTGGTATTTGTTCCACCAGCTTCAATCAACGTTATGTTAGCACCAGCAACGTGAGAAGCAGCAGAAGTAGATAGTTGGCCACGACTTACAACAACATCATTACCAGAGAGTGAACCTATTGTTAAAAGTTCAGCATCAACTAGTAAGATATCTGCAACGTCGAAGTCCGTAGAGTCAGCGACAGTTAGAGTCGTGTCAGCAGCACTAAAGCTTGTGACAGTAAATTGTGCAGTATCAATAGCGTTTGCTAGTGATGCGTTATCTGCACGAATAACTTTAAGAGTACCGCCATACAACACAAATTGTGCTGCTGCGAACCAATACTCGTAATTAAAATCGTTGGGTCTGCCGAATACTGAGAGTAGTTCTGCTTCGGAAGTAATTGAAATTACTTCTTCTACTGGTCCTTTTTCGTATGAACCTACAATAGCAGCAACGTTATCTACCGTTGCGTTTACTACTGTTGTTAGATCTCTCTCTAGTACAACAACCCCTGGGGAAAGCTGCGTCGATGCCATCTGTTATCTCCTGAGAATGTTCAGTTCTGATGCTGAAATTATTTATTAAAAACTACTTTTTCAACGGGGAAACAACACGTGAACTACCAATCAGGATATGATTGAGTGCAATTACATTTATGTCTACTCTCTTTAACCCTACTTATAGTGCACTTCTTACACTCATAGGAGTATGCTGAAGGAAGATCACCTCTATCCTTACGTGTAAGGTAAAATCCTTCTAATAAATCTTTTGATTCTCCACAAACTCTACATTTACGCTGAACAAATAATAGATGTTCTAATCCAATCTGCCTGTCTATGTTCATTAGTAAAGGTATTCCCACATATATTCTCCTTGCGACTCACCATATTCAGATGTTTCAGATTGTTTCCAAGTAGTTCCATCTTCATCAACAAAAACTTCACTCTCAAGCCCATTCTCAATGAAACCAAAGGGTGCCATATCTGCTTCGATTGCTTCTTTCTGTTCTAGATAGATCTGATTTCTAACGTCAGAGTCATGCAACTCTTTGAAATAATCAGTAAGAGCAACCCAACTAAAGATAACTAAACACATAGCGAGGTCGTCATTACAACCATCCTCTGCTTGCCATGCTGGTCCTTTCTGAATAAAGGTAGTTAACTCAGATATTATATCATAGTCTGCAAGAAGTAATTTGTCATCCTCTAACAATGCTTTAAGGTTAGAACAACCAGTTTTCTTAACAGTAGTAGTCATCTTGACACCTAACTGTGTCTTACTACCAGAGAATCCCTGTCCTACTACTTGACCTGCACGACCTCTCATAGCACACATGAGAAGGTTATCATACTCTAGATCAAACTGTAGTATATCTGCTACCTGCCCACCAATATCATTTACTTCTACCATCACATAAGCATGATTGTATGCCATTGCAACATTATGGATGATGTTAGGGAACATGATTGGTTTAATCTCACAATTCCTATACTTACCAACCAACTTATATGGTATTTCTGTCGTATCAATAACAGTAAATGCAGAGTAATCCTTACTCACACCTCTAGCAACGTCAACAGCCATAACATAGATATGATCCTTAATAGGTTCCTCATAGATATCTAACCCTGCACTACGTTTCAATGGGTCTTCATATACCAGAGTACGTAACTTAGCAGCAGATATTAATGTATCAACTGATCCTAAGAATTCACATTCAAACTCAACCTTAAACTGTTCTTCAGATGTATTAGCAATCGTCTGTTTCTTCCATTCAGCATCCCTACCTGGTACTTGAGACCAGTGTACTTCTGTTGTTGTGTACTCGTTCTTACCTCTCTCAGCATCATGCCAGAGTTTATAGAACATATTCATCCCGTGAGGGGTAGATATGATAATAACTTTAGTTGACTTACCAGAAGATATAGTAGGATAGACAGAACTGAAAAACTGATCAGCAATATGCGTCGGAATAAAAGCGAATTCGTCCAAAAATATAACGTTAAAGGACATGCCCCGAACAGCACTAGCAGAAGTAGAAGCAGCCAAGATTTTACTTCCGTTTTCCAATTCGAGTGAACCCCTGTTCCACTGGAGAATACCCTGTTGCAACCATTTAGGGAGATTTTCATAAGAAAGTTGTAAGCGTCCCAACATTTCTCTTGCAGTTGCGGCTTTGTTTGCGAGGATTGCGACATTTACATTATCATTAAAAAGTACATACCATAGTAGGTATGAAGTAACCACTGTAGATTTACCAGACTGTCTAGGTAACTTTGCTATATTAAATCTGTCATCATGAAACTTCTGTACCATATCCTCTTGGAAATCGTACAGGTTAAATGGTACTAGACCTTCGTCTAGTGATACAATTTTAATATATTCCCTAATAAAATAGACAGGATCCTGACTACACTTAATGAATTCCTTTACCTCTTCAGGTGCAAAACTCTGTGAGACATTTGCCTTCTTTAGATTGGGATTACCTAGATATATCTGATCAGCTGACATTCGCTTCTTTAATTGCTTCTACAATAATTTGCTTTAACTCTCTCTTCTTCTTTTTACCTAGACCAGCACGGGTGTCTATCTTTACTTTCACCCAATAAACTCCTGCTAATACGAGGAGGAAAGGAATGGCTTCTGCCCATGAGATGTCATTCCATGCTTGTACAACGTTCATAATAGTATCGCTCCTATGATAAATCCTTTACCGAATGCAAGACAAAGCATTTGATAATCAGTCAAGTTAAACTTGTCCTGTATCTTCCTTGCCATTTTCTTATCCCATTCTTTAATTTTAGAGAATAGTTTTAAATTTAAATTCCACATATCATTCTGCCAGTGTACCATACTTTCGACGAATCACACGTAGTTCTTCGAAGTTCTTCTGCTTAGTCCCACCATCATATTCCCAAGCATACCCTTCTTCAATCATCTGTTCATTCAACGAAATATCAGAGTCGCCAATATAGAGCCAACCAAGAAGCCTACCATACTTCCCAACGCCACCCTTAAGTTCAGTTCTAATAATGAGTTCATTCTCTCCATTAATAGTATCCTCAAGTGTTGCCTTCATCCAGTTAGTAGCATCAAGACCTAACGCCTTTTCTTCGAGGTCTCTTGTCCTTTTCTCTGGCGTATCAACTCCTGCAATTCTAACTCTTTCTTTCTTGTATAGATCAAAGCCGAGGTCAATAGTAACATCAATAGTATCGCCATCTAAAACCTTGTCTACACTGGTTACCCGAAAGTTATAGCAGGACTTCCTGCTAGGTGGGGTCATTGCTCCCATGTTCTTAATTCATCTATCTTATATAGACTTTTTCTCTTCTTTTTCCTCTTGCTTAATCCTCCACCTAACCTGTTTGGCATACTTAACTTCTTCTGGTGTATACCAAGTAGGGTGTTTCTTTGCTCTCTTAATAATCTTCTTTGCTGCTTTCTTATCCTTCATTAATAGAAATTTGCGGGGGGATCTTTTGTTACTTCAATAACCAATGTATCTAATACTCTATGAACTGCTTCTGACATTTTTCTATATCCCGTTCCTACATACAATTGTCCTGCAAACACTGAGATTGTTGCAGCACCCCAGAAGATATAATACCATCTGGACTTAACTTGATGACGTTGTTTTTTGTTCATAATAAATCACCTGTTAGGGTTTAAACATATAAATAGTAGTAGAATTAAGGAGCAGAGATGAACCCAAACCTCGTTGTTATGAGGTCAAATTTAAATGGAGATTATCATGCATATGCACAACCTTATGAGTTACAACCAATTAGCAGAATGGAATCACATGGATCAGTCCTTTGAGGAAGATCAACAATTAAACGATTACTACGAATGTCTAATTGAATGCATTGATGATCAGTCAAGTTGTAAACGATTATGTAAGGAGGTTTTCACTTCTTAGAGTCCAAAAATTAACCCATACATTAAACCCTCGCTGCAAAGCGGGGGTTTATTATTAGTAATCAATAAACTTTCCGTCTATCCATTCT